GGTATAGATGGGCGGCTTTTCAGCGATATACGCCAAATATACCCCGAACTATGGTACAGGCTGCGCATACACAAAACACCGTCAGGGGGCTATCACATACTATACAGGATTGCAGACGGTAAAGCGCAAGGGAATAAAAAATTGGCATGGAAAGCAGATGTTAAGGAATGTGGCATAGAAACAAGGGGCGAAGGTGGTTATGCACTCGCACCGCCCTCAATGGGTTATTCCATTCATCAAGGGGCTAACATACCACTAATAACGCAATCCGAGCGTGATAGCTTGATTAATTTGTGTATCAGCTATAATCAACGCATCAAATCAGAAGTAAGCTACAAGCCTACTAAAAAACAGACCGATTATTATGATGAAAATCCATTTGACCACTTTAACGGTAGCGTAGCAGCAGAGGACATATTAACAGCTAATGGTTATAAGATATTCAATGACCATGATATGTACCGTAGGTGGACACGACCTAACAGAAATGAAGGGGGCGTATCTGTAACATTTCGGAAAGATTACCGATTATATTATTTTTTTACCACTAGTACAGAATTTGAGGCGGGCAAATGGTTAACACCAGCAGCAGTACTATGTACACTTAATTTCGGTGGGGACTACAAAAAACTATACCGTCACTTAGTAGATAGCGGTTACGGTAAAATTAAACATGAACATGAACAAAGGATAATTAAGACCGCTACAGCCTATAATACCCCTACACCTGCTAACATATCAGATGAGGCGAAGCAGTTTGTACAGGATATACTAATAAAGGCTACAGAAACGCACCCACATGGCATATTTTGGGCGATAAATGACAAAGGCGGAACATACATCAGCCGAGAAAAATTATACACCGTATCGCATGGTTTAGGCTATAGGCTACATAAAGAAGATGTAACCAAAATACAAGGATAGAAAGGAAGCCGTACCGATGCACGTACATACTTTGATGAACTAAAAGCATACATACACATAGAAGATGCCGAAGAATACGAAACTGTTTTTAATGCCTTAGATGAATTTATCCAAAAGTCGGGTAAGCACATAATTGCCAGCCTACCCATATTAGATACATCAGTCATACTGACCCCCACTAAATACCTATCATATAAATTCTATAATAATTGCTATGCGACCATTGATAAAGATGGTGTAGAAGTGCTACCCTACAGCAATTTACCTACCAATAAATTGATATGGGAAAATAAAATACAATTACGTGACCTAACAGTAACAACAGATAACAGCCATAAGCAATCACTATATTACAAATATCTTGACCTATCAGTTAGTGTTACACCACACGTATTGCAATGTATTGGCTATCTATGCCACGAATTTAAAGACGAGTCAGACGCATATATAGTAGTATTAGTGGAGCAATGCCCCGACCCTAAATCGGGTGGCGGTAGCGGTAAAAACATTTTTTCTAATATGCTAAAATACGCTACAAGTGTAAAGAACCTACCTGGCAGTCAGGTAGTATTAGATAAGGATTTCCTACAGTCATGGGACTATGAAAAGGTGCTATCAATATCAGATGTGCCGAAAAAGTTTGATTTCTTATTCCTTAAAGAATTGTCATCAGGTAACGGTATCAATAAAAAACTATTCAAAAATATTAGTACGGTTGATGTAGGCGATATGCCAAAGCTATTAGTCAGCACTAACTATAGTTATGAGGTGTCAGACGGTGGTTTAAGGCGTAGAATTATCCCGATAGAGTTTACCGACTTTTTTACAAAAGCAGGGGGCGTAAATACCCACTTTGGAAAGATGTTTCCAACAGACTGGACTACCGAAGATTGGCAAGCCTATGACAACATTATCCTTGCATCAATCCAACAGTGGCTTAAGGTCATGCGGCTTACAGCCCCACAATTAACAGAAGGTGGGTGGCAAAAACAATTTGAACAAGAGTACGGATTACTAACTTTACAGTTCATAGAAGAAAATATTATAGAATGGAAACTTATAAAAAAAGTGCAAGTTAAAGCGTTCAATAACACCTACGATACCTTTTATTCTGATAATGGGGGCAATAAATTGTATAAGTTATCATCTATTAGGCTTAATTCAGCATTGGAAAGCTACTGTAATAAACATGAAATACACTTTGAAAAACAAGTGCTAATCAAAGAAAATGGTATAGTTGATAGATATAAGTTATTTGATAGCCACGAAAAAAATAGCAATTTAGCATCAGAAGTGCCATTTTAGGCAAAAGGTAACAAACTTCCTTGTTACCTTTTCAAAGTTTGTTACCAAGTTTGTTACCGATAAGCCTTTGATTATCAATGACTTATACAAAAGGTAACAGAGTTACAGACTTTTTTACTTAATTACGTGTATAGAGAAAAAAAAAGAAGAGAGTAGTAAAAGCAAAAAATAAAAGGTCAGCAACTTTTTTTATTATTATAGAATGCTATGAAAAATGGGTAAAAGTTTGTTACCCGACGTTTTGGGCGAAAAAAGCACTGATTATCAATGAGTTAGCGGTAACAAAGTTGCTAAAAAAAGGTAACAAAGTTGGTCAAGGTTTGTTACCCAACACTTAAATAACAAAACACAATTAAAACTAAAATAACTAACACACTTTTAATTCAGCGTAATGACAAAACAACAACTACTCGAACAAGATGCAATAGGTTGGGCATCAGAGGACAAACTACAAGCCGCATGTTATCAGTGGGCGCATAATACCTATCCCGAAATAAGAGGTACATTGTTTAGCGTTCCTAATGGGGGGTACAGAAACAAGATAGAGGTAATGAAAATGAAAGCTACAGGGCTTACATCAGGTGTACCTGATATGCTTTGTGTATATGGTGGCAAATTAACGGCAATAGAGCTTAAAAATGGGGCGAATGGTGTACTTAGTAGGGAACAGAAAGAACTACACCTTATTTGGGCTAAAAATGGGCATTACGTGCATGTTTGCAGAACGGCAAGTGATTGGATTAATGTAATTGAAAACTTAGTCCCATGAAAACACAAATCAGAATACCACAATCGGAACGTCTTAACGTGCTCCATAAGTATGGGTGCAAATGTGCATATTGCGGTAATGCGTTAACCATTAGCACATTAAAATTAGACCCCACACCCGATAGTATATACCCATCTTGTATGAGGTGTAAGAGGCGTAAGGGTAGTAAGAGTATTGAGCAGTACCGTTCCATAATTAAAAGTCAATATTATGCACTTAATGCTCTAAGTAGCAAGTACAACCTATGCAAGGATTTTGGATTAGTATCAGATGTAACAAATGCTGTAATTTTCCACTTTGAAAAATAGGCGAAATAAGGCGTTATAATTACAAACCTATATCTATATACTATTTAACTAAAAAACCCCCTTAATCGAAAGATTAGGGGGGGTAAATTTGTGTTTTGGGCTATTCTACAAACCCGTCATTTAGGTGTCCGATGTAAAGGCGACCTTCGTTTCTAGTATTATCATAAGCAAAAAATAAAGCACCTATTGTGTCAGAATATGATGTACATATTACTTCTACATTTTTATATTCATTTGGCTTTTTATTATGATATGTAAAACCTGAATAGTCATTTAAAATTTTCACAAACTCTATCCCCTTGCCTTTCTTTACCGCCAAATTTTCGCCTAATACGGTGCAAACGGTTTCTTTGTTTGAGGTCGTGCCATCGTTCCAGTGACCTAAGTAAGGGATACCTATACGGCTATTGAGGTCATAACAAATAATCAAATCCATTCCGTCTTTTGCGTTTTGTTTTGCTAATTCGCAAAATAACCAATAATCGGAAGCCTCACTTAATTTAGCGTCTGATGCGTAATACTTCACCAGTTCAATATGTTTATTTTCCTTTGTAGGCGCATTGCCTATGAATGTTACTTTTGTCATTTTGTGTTATATTTATTTTGTTAAAAAATCATGTGTCATACTATCAACCCACTTTTGAACGCTATTATGTTTGGCAATTATAGCGGCTTTTACAGTAGGTTTTATTCTGATAGTGGTAATCTCTTTAGGTGCGTTACCTTGTTTCTTTCGTTGTTCGGCTCGGATAATCTGCCAAGCGTTTGCCCATGCTTTAGCCTGACTTGATTGGTATTTAGTTTTTTTGTTGGCTTTGATTATGTAGTAAGATATGCGACCAAATCCATTATTATGTGACCAGCACTCCGCATCTGGGTAAACTTCAAGCACTTTGACTTTACTTATGATTGTTCTAGGCATGTTAGTAGTTTTGTATTAGTGCCGCAAGTATCAGCAGCGTTAGGAATATAATTATTTTGCGTATCATGTAGTTATGGTTGAATCGGTAAATTAATAAGGTCGGATAGGGGTATGTAGTGGGTTAAATTTGACAAGTATTGACCGTTACCGATATAAATAGTTATATCATCATACCTATTTAGTTCCAAAGTACCTGTAAACATCTGCGTAGGTTCATCAATGTTCATAGCTACAACAGTATCAATCGGTAGGTCATTTGCGTCAATTTTACGCCACATTACGGGCTTATCTGTATCAGCCCCTAGTATCTCTACATTCAGCGTAATTCCGTCATCAGAAAAGCAGTAAAGTAGTGGGTAATTTTCAAACCTAATACCTATAAAGTTATCAGATTGAACTTCTATAATCTCACCTATCCAACCGCTAACATTCAAATCAGTTCCTGTACTTGCGGTAATCACTTTTACTTTTTGCCCTATTTTAAATTGTGTGTTCATAACTGTGTGTTTTTGTTTGTGATTACTAACCTAATTTATTTTGAAAAGTTTTGCAGTTGTACGGATGCTGCACCCCGAATACACTATGGTAGTGTAATATTTTTTAACTTGCTGATAACCTTGTTTCTTTTAGCAATAGCTGATTCGTTTAAATCTCCTGTTACATCATTTGTAAAAACAGTATTGAATACAAAACAAACAATAAACCAATTACCAGTAAATTCATTATAAGAACCGCTACAATTACGAACCTTACCGCCGTAGCTTTTAGGAAACATTGCACAAACTGTATCTGCTGATTGCCTAGTATGAAAGTGTAGCGTAATTCTACTAACTTCATTTACATCAGTAATGTCATTTACATGTGTAAGTGTTGGTAACATAGCGCATGTACCAAAAGTCATATTTTTGTAGTCTAATCTTGATATTTGTGTCTGTGTCATTTGTGTGTTTGTTTAATTTTTATCAAAGTTAATCCAAGTTGTAATACAATCCAAATAAAAGTACAACTATTTTAAAAAATATTTTCCCATCAACAATTCCGCTACCAGTTCAGCACTTTCTAGCGTATCGCAGTGAGTGGGATTGCAAAGGTTTTTGTCGTGAAATAAGCCGTCTTGTGATTGTCTGCATAGGACAACGTTAAACCCCTCAGATAGTGGGTAAATACGCACCTGCCAATCGTTTGCAGTGTGGTATTTGTAGTTTGGTGTGGTGGTGTATTCCATAGCCTTAATGCAGTGTGAGATGCTGCGCCCTGTGTGGTGTTAAGAAATGCAGTGTAAGTACTCAAAAGGGATAATTATAATGTCACTATCACTTTGTGTAATAAATTCACAATCATTAAACGCATCGTAATCATTCATTGTAAATTGACCTTTATTGCACTCTATTCTAATTGTTCCAATCTGATTAAAATCAACTCTAATAGATTCAAATGTGTAGTTTATTCCGAATTTCCTTATTACAGCTTTCATAAAAAGATGCGTTACAGTCGCACCCCTGATTTTTTTAGTTAGATAATTCGTTGTGATTAACAACACATTTTTTATTGTCATCCCATACTTTGTGACAACCTACGCCAAATACATCAAGGCAACTATAAACAGTTGCACCATGATTATAATTAGCTATTGTCATGTCTAGTATTTCTTGCTCACCATAATACGCAACTGGTGCAACATAAGGAGTTAATGACTTAGCTAATTTAGTGTATGTCATTTTGCTGTTAGTTTCGTAGGTGGTAATTTTATTGCCATTGATAGCAGTAATCACGTTTACACCGTATGCCCCTTTGAATGTTACTTCTTGACCGATTGAAAATTGTGTGTTTGACATTTTTGTGTGTTTATATCGCTGCGTTATTGCTTTGATGATGTAAAGGTAATACAAAAAGTAATACAATGTACATTTATTTTGAGATATTTTTTATTGTAATACTGCATAGGGTTTTTAGGTTGGTGTATTATTCACTATATTTGCATAAAATACAATGTTATGGGCAACGCAAACGCTGTACAGATAACAGATGACATATTTAATCAAGTCTGCAACGATATGAGTTGTACGCCACAAGGATTAGTACACATATTGAAACCATATGGAATAAATAGGGTTAGTTTCTTAGATTATAAAGAGAAAACACAAGAGAGAATCGACAAATACGCACGTGCGAAAAGTGAGCAGATTGACTACTTAGCTGCTGAAATTAACCGTTTAACGTACGAAATGGAGCAGACAATCCGAGGGGATAAGGTTTACAATGAAATCAACATAAATGCGGCTGTAAACGTGCTTAAAATACAGATTGACAGCCTTAAATGGTTGTTATCTAAACTTGCACCTAAAGAGTACGGAGATAAAGTAGCAATCGAGCATGAGGGCAATGTAAACCATGTTGTTACTGGTATGAAAATAGTATAATGGCTACAACTAAGGCAATAGAATTAGTATTCAACACACAAGGAAACGAAAAGCAAAAGGATGTATGCCGAGCATGGTTAGATAATGATGTGACCGACATTGTATACGGTGGTAGTAAAGGTAGCGGAAAATCATTTTTAGGGTGTTCGCTGATATTCGGTGATGCGTTTATGTACCCAGATACTCACTACTTTATTGCACGTTCTACCCTATCAGATTTGCGTAAATTTACTATACCTTCAGTGTATGAGGTGTTTGGCATTTGGGGAATTAAAGATACCATGTATAAGTACAACGGTCAAGATAACTGTTTTGTATTATACAACGGTTCTAAGGTGTTTCTGTTAGGTGCTGATTACATGCCTAGTGACCCTATGTACATGCGATTTGGTTCAATGCAGATGACTAGGGGTTGGATAGAAGAGGCTGGAGAGTTTCACAGAGATGCAAAGAATAACTTACAAGCAAGTATAGGAAGGTGGAAAAATGGTGTATATAATTTAGTTGGTAAGTTGTTACAGACTTGCAACCCAGCTAGTAACTATTTAAAGTCAGATTATTACTACCCATTTAAGAGTGGTAAATTAGAGAGTTGGAAACGGTTTATACAGGCTTTCCCACAAGATAACAAAATGCTACCTGCTGGGTACTTGGATAACCTAAAACGTATATTAACTAAAAACCAAAAAGAACGTTTATTATTTGGGAATTGGGAATATGATGATGACCCGAGTGTATTATGTGACTATGATGCTATCTGCGATGTGTTTACCAATGAACATGTAAAGACTACAGGCAATAGATATATTAGTGCAGATATAGCCATGCAAGGGCGTGATAAATTCATAGTGGGTGTATGGGATGGGTTTGTGTGTGATGTGGCAGTAAGCGAGGATAAAAGCACCGCAAAAGGTATCACAGCTACTATAACTAGGCTAATGGATAGATATAGCATAGGTCATAGTAGATTAATAGCTGATGCTGATGGTATAGGTGCATTTGTTGGCAGTTATATTGATGGGTGCAAGGAATTTCATGGGGGCGGTAGTGCCACAAACAAAGATGAATACGCAAATATTAAAAGTGAATGTGCATATAAGTTAGCTGAAAAGATTAATAAACGTGAAATATATATTAAGTGTAGTGAGGAGCAAAGGTTATTAATTATAGAAGAATTGGGAGTGCTTAGGGCTGATGATGTAGATGCAGACGAACGCAAGAGGCGTATTATTAAGAAAGATTACATGAAAGAATTAATAGGGCGTTCGCCCGATTATCTTGATATGCTGATAATGCGTATGTGGTTTGAGAGTAAAGACAGGGAATTTTTTGATATTTCTAGTTGTGATTATTAATTACTTATATTTGCAAACATGATATTACCATTAACAGCAGCAAGGGGGGAGTTATCAATCACATCTATACTACGTGATAGACCGCATAAGAGGTATGTAGAGGAGTTCCAAAAGTACTGCGCTCATACTACTATGCACATGACAGGTCTAGGGCTAGATAAGGCAATAGAACGCTTTGATTACTATGAAAGTCCCCGATTGTTACTGCTAAGGCAAAAGTACAGCCCGTCTAATGTAGACTTTTATTCACGTTTACATAGACCTACTGATAAAATATTCAATGCAAAAGGTGGTAGTATCAATTACCTTTTACCCGATAGTGAGAAAAAAGTATTCACCGCTAAGATGCAAGACGTTCACAATGGATATTCTATGCGTAGGTGGATAGAAACATTTTGGCTACCAGCGTACCAATATGACCCTATGGGCTTAATACTTATGGAGGTTGGCAACGATAGCACATACCCTACATACATTAGTTCACAGGATATATGGGATGTACCTAAGCCTAAAGGTAGATTTTTTGAGTACGTGGTCTTTAAATTACCTAACAGAACTACAACCGAAAACTTAACAGGATACAGCGAGACGAACACTAACCGTATGAATGCGATTACTGGTTACTATCGTGTTATAGATGATGCGTTTGATTATACTATTAAGTGGGAGAATGGAGTTGCAACGGTTATAGAAGATGAAACATACCCTAATTTCTACGGTAAAGTGCCAGCCGCTACAGCTAGTAATATATGGGATAATGTAAAGCAGTTTTATGTGTCTCCTGATAACAATACACTAGACATAGCAGACCAGCACTTACGTAGCCGTTCAGTGTTAGTTATGTTTGAGTTACATCATGGCTTTCCATTAAATTGGCAGTATGCAGGTAGGTGTAATAAGTGTACAGGTACAGGTAAGCTAAGTGGTGATACGTGCGATAGTTGTAACGGTACAGGTAAAGAGAGCAAAAAAGATGTATCAAAGCTAATACTACTACCATTTCCAAAGAGTAAAGATGACCCAATCATAGATAAGCCAGGGGGAACAGTTGAGGCAGCTATTGACAGTTGGCAAGAAATGAAGCGCACTATTGAGCAACAATACAAAGAAGCGCACTACGCTACATGGGGGACTAATCAGATTGAGGATAGTAACCACCAAACCGCAACAGGTAGGTTCATAGATGTACAGCCAGTTAATGACATGCTAGGCAAGTATTCAGATGCAGCCGAGTGGGTTGAAACATGGATTACTAACAAGATAGGTGAGTTCGATTATCCCAATACTTACAAAGGTTGTGAGATAAATTTAGGGCGTAGGTTCTTAGTTGAGCCACCTGATGTTATAGCCGAAAAGCTACAAAAGGCAATACAAGGTAAGATGTCATATTCATACATGAAAACCTTGTATTTTCAGTGGGTTGATAGTGAGTACAGTGGCGATGAAATGACAAGGCTAAGGCTAACAATGGAGTTCAAACTAGACCCAGCACCATTTATGAGTGTATTAGATTCACAATCTGCATTTGTGGGGAGTGAATTAGATTACTACAAAAAACTATATTTTGGGCAATGGTTGGAAACATTACCGTCTAATTGGTATTTTGTTAGTAACTTTGAAACCTTATCTAATCAGTTAACGGAGTGGGTTCAAACAAAAGTAGGTGAGATGCCAGAGCAAGAAGAACCCAACGAAATAGAAATAGAAGATACAGAAGAAGTAGAAACCAATTAAAACAAATATAACATGCCAAGACCAAAGAAAGTAGGCAATACAACCTACGAACCAACAGCACCCGAAACGGGCGAACAAATTGCAAAGAGCAATCCACACAAAAAAGCGTATGACCGCTACGAAATTAAAGCTAAAGCTAACATGGGTAGCAAGCCCGATGGAACAACGTACCTTAGACATTGGGAGTTCCAAGTACAGCTAATCAGCAAGGACAAGGGCATACCTTCTACAGGTATTATGTTAGAGCCTTACCGAGTTGAGTTTATGAATGAAAGGGCGCAAAATAGCAAAGTATGGATGCACGAAGTAGGTCAGCCAATACCCGAAACTATCATACGCAAAGTAGTAGAAGATGAAGATGGCAACGCAATATTTGAAGACACATTTAAATACAAAAACTAAATTACATTCACATGCCAATTAGTAAAAAAAGTATTGAGCAAATGGCTAAGGCGTTAGGGGTTGATAAGACCGCACTAAATGACGCACTAACAGCCGAAACGGATATAGATATTGATATACCCGAAGTAAAGGTATTAACACCCGATGGGCTACGCAAGCTAGAGAGTGAGAAGTACGAAGAAGGTAAAGAGGTAGGGGTAGAAATGGCTGTAAAGAAATACAAGACCGAAAACAATATACAATTTACAGGTAAAGGTATTAGCGACTTAGCGGCACACCTTGAAAGCAAATCAGATGTAGACGGTAGAGTAAAAAAGCTACAGGAAAATCTAACAGCAGCAGAACAAAAGGCGGTACAGTTTGAGCAGAAATTACAGACTGTAGAGATTGAGAATGAGATATACAACGCTATCCCAGCCGAGTATAACGGATTAAGCAAACGTGCATTGAAAGCTATTGCAGAGGTAGACGGTAACATCACATTTAAAAAAGAAGATGGTAAATTGAATGTGTATCGTGATGGTCAAAGAGTACGTGATGAGCGCACTCAGGCAGACCTACCAGCAGTAGACGTACTAAAGAACTTTTTTGAGGTAGAGAGGGGCTTTAAAGTTGCAGGTAATGAGCCACCACCACAGCCACCAAGACAAGGGAGAGGCGGTGAGGGTACACCACCAAAGGCAGCAAGTGCAAGCCGCAAGCGTTCTGACATTGAGAAAGAATGGACGGCAGCTAATCCCGAATTAAATGTAACTGGTATGGAATACCAAAGTCATTTTGCACAGCAAGTAAAGCAAGCAAAAGAGGCAGGGCAACCGATAGAAATAGATTAATGATTTCATGTGTGTTTAATTTGGGGGTTGGTGTTTCTACACCGACCTTTTTTTATTACCTTTGCTTAAACACAAAACACATGACTATTCAAGATTTACTCAATGCAGGGTTTAAGATGTTGATGCCACAAAATAACTTTATGTATGGTAAGGCTACACACTTAAATGAGATTAGAAGTACATTGCAGCCCGATTTCTTATTCACTAATGGCAATAAACGTATTGTAATATCTACGCAAGGTGGACTAACAGAGTTCCCAACAGACAACAGTATATACACTGATGAGCAAGTAGATGCTATAATCAAAGTATCTGAAAGTATGAAAATACATTTTATACAACTTAAAGACGGTGAAAACATAGTATATGAAAACTATTTTGGTGTGTTTCCTACTGATGATATATTGAATGAGTTTATCGCTTAACTTTACACATTATTGTTCACTCTTAAACCTTGCAAAATGGCATACGGTAAGAAGAAGAAAAAAGGTAAAATGTGCTAAATGCACTAGCCCACTAATTAACTTAGTGGGCTTTTTTATTCCATTATTAGGAATATTCCACAATTTGGAAAATAAATTTGTTTGTATCGGAAATGTTTACCTATTTTTGTTGTGCATTGTTCGAGATATGTAACAATGCAAGTCAACCCGCACAAGATACAGTGCAAAGTTCTTAGCCGAGATACAGGCTATTATTTTTTATTACTAACTAAAATGGCAAATTTTACTCCGTCAAACCTCCTGAAGGCACAGACGATGTTAACTGAGAGCTTTACCGAGCCTGAAATGAGGGAAAAAATATTACCTTCTATACAAATCGGTCTGAAAAATAAAGATGTACTGGTAAAAGGTGCAGAGGAACTACGCAAAAGAGAAGACAGAGCCGTTAGCGGTTATGCTATGATGCGTCAAGTACGTTCTACAGGTTCACAGCGTACCGCTACGCACACAGGTGCAAGAGGTGACTCAATGGAACTACCATTTACGTGGAACACATTTAGCGATACATTTAGTATTTCGCTAAAGCAAATGGATAACAACTTGTTTAGTTTTGAGCAAGCTATGATGCAGAACATTAAGAATTGTGTTCTTAACATACATAGTGCAATCGAAACTGCTAACATTACGTATCTACTTGCTGCAAGAAACCAAGTAGTACAGACTACTAACCCAGTAGGCGGTTATGTAACTTGGAACGCAACAAACCACGTACATGAGATAGGTACACCGTATAACAACCGTTTCACGCAACTTGCAAAGTCTGTAATGCGTTCTAACAAGTACAACGGTAATATGTTCGATGCAATATTCGACAATCAGATGTATACTAATGCCGAGTTTTGGGCGTCACAAGGTGGTCAGAATGCGCAAAATACAGCGTTTCAGTTCACTGGAATGAACATTAACCCATCTATTGAACTTGCTGATAGTGATTACCCAGACGGTATAGCACTTGTTATGCAGCCAGCTACATACGCTATGATACCTTGGATTCCACGCCAAAACATCACAGGTTATGGTGATTATAATAGCTATTTGGGTGGGTACGGTTCAATCATTGACCCTATCACTAACCCTAACGGTATCTATAGTGGTGGTCTTGTATTCGCTGTACATGGTTACGCATTACGTGCCGATACATCTAGCGACAACGGTGTTGAGCAAGATAACTTAATGCAGTTTGAAATATCTGTAGACGTTGCAAATGCACTAACTCCGCTATCAGTAGCTAATGAGTCTGTAGTGTAT